AAGAGCGTCATCTATATCTCTCCCTAATTGGTCAACCCAATAGCCACAAGCCATGGAAAGCGCATCAATCCTATCGTCAAACTTTAGACAACCACGCTCCTTGGTCAGCCTGGTCATCTGATAGAACAACTGATACTTCAACGAGTCTTCCCCAGGATTCCCTTGGGTACTACTGAAGTCCTCCTGTACGACACGGCGATCCACGATGAGCTTGCCTTGGTTCATCAGCGGCTCCAGGTAGTCGATAATCCTGAATTCCTTGGTCTTGCTATGCCTGACCTCCTCCACGGTCACTGGATAGATGCGTTGGAGGAATGGGAGGAGCAACTTCAAGAACATGCCATCCCCGAAGTTTGCCTCGATCACCATGTACTGAATTTTGTTCTCCTTGGCGATGTTAGCCAAGGTTTCCAGGGTCAAGTCGGTGTACCCTGAATTCAGGCCACCCGAGGCCGTCAGGAACAACTGGCCATTCAACATCTTGATACAGGCGTACCCGCACTCGTCCTTACCGCGGCCTGCGGGGTCCACGGCCATCACGGCCCCCTGCCAGGGGATCATGTCACCCACCAGTTTCAGTGGCCGGTAGAATCTGTCGCCTTTGAATCCTACGTTCGGCACAGAGTCATCCCAGGCCAAGTCTGGATCGGCGGCCCTGACCACCTTCTCTGGCCCCACATCGGTGTCCAGATCCATCACCACTAGGTCCGAGAGCTTCAAGGGGAACCTCAACTCATCCGACATGCTGGTGTCGAGTTGGAATTGAAGACCGAACCCGGATCTGCCGTATGACATCTCCCTTTCGAGCAGGTCTTCGTCATCGAAGCGTGTCGGGTCCGTAGGCTGCCCTGAGAGGTCCGCTGAGAGCTTCCCCATGATATAGGGGGCTAGAGTATCCCCGTAGATAGATGTCACCTGAGAGGGCTTAGGATACCTTGCTGGCCAAACCCTGGATTCGTACCCCCTGGCCGGCAGCAAACTGTAGATTGATCCAGAATCGACCTGGGGCGTGCCGAGGTAAATGATTCGGCCGCCGGGCTTCAGCACGGCATCAAACTCTTTCACAGACTCCGCGATCTTCTCCCGCATCGATTGGGTCATGGAGTTGTTGAGGGACTCCACGTCGTCGGCGATGATGAGGTCTGCACGGCTGCCCGTGATGGCCGAGGTCACGCCCAGGGACCGGCAGGAAGGAGCATGGCTGGGAGGTGATGGGCCAACGTCGAAGGCGATCTTGGAGTCCCGCTGCTCCTCTCGGGGCCGCAGGTGCTGGAGGGCGGGCATGCCGCGGATGAGTTGCTGGCAGAAGGTGCTGAAGTCGTCGGCACGGGTCTTGGAGGCCGAGACAACCAAGATGTTGTACGAGGGGTTCAGGAGAAGCTGATGAACGGCAAATACGCTGGTGAGCCATGACTTCCCCACGCCTCGGTACGCCATGACCAGCAACCGGCGAGGGCCGTGCTGTAGGTACTCCGCGATATCGTATTGAACCGGGGTTGGCTCAGGGAGGTTCAGGTGTGACCAGGCCATGTAGACCAGGTTGCGGAAATCAGCCAGCGGATGGCTGGAGTTTTCGGTTTCCATCTTCGTCAAACGGGAGGGTTAGAGCCAGGTTGTGGAGAGGTGTGCCTTCGCCGGCAACACAGTCGATTCCGTTGTCCTTCAGGAACTGCCGGGCCACCGACAGGTCCGCGGAGGACGCTTCACCCGATTGGATCTTTTGAAGCAGATCAGTGCAGAGGGCGTTGTGGATCTGTTTCAGGATCTCTTCGTTCATCATTATGTGATTGCCTATGCTAGTGAGTAAATGAAACCAGTGGCGCTGCTATCAAATCCGTAGCGATAGAACTTCACGTTGATCGCTTCAATTCCCCATCCGAGTTCTATCCGCAGAATGCTGGTGTTGTTATCAGCACCATTCTGTGATGCAGAGATAGTTTCAGGGGCGTTGTAGGCTAGTACTGGCACACCACCCAGCGGTGAGGATCGGATGAAACTGGTATCAATGACAAACTTCTGAGCCAGAAAGACATCATCTGGTAAGACGCTGGACCCTGCGACTCCTTCAGCGCATCCAATCGTGACCGGGTAGCAGTGGGCAAGGAGGGTAGGGATGTAGATGGGCGTGTCCTCGTTTGTCCTCGCCCAACCAAACACTGCCGCTTCATACGACTCGTCTTCCGCTTCCCCAGTAAACATGATTGAAATAGATCGGGCATAGCCGATGTCAATCAGGGCAGAGATCCCAGTACCTAATGACGCAGTTGGCTTGGTGGATGTGGGTATCGTAGTGGTGTCGAGGGCAAACGTGGTTCCCGCTCCGATTGTCACACCTGTGGCCCCAAGGGACCATGGCCGGGTTTCATAAATTACTTTAGATGTAGATGCCATGTTATTTACCTTTGAATATATATTGTACTGCCAAGCTGACGAGAATTGCCGCCGCCGACGACCAGCCAAGTATCCAGGCTTTAGATGTCTCAAGGATTCTGATTCTCTTTTCGTGTTCCTGGATGTCCATCGTCTGCCGTTGCACACTAGCGATCAAGGCATCGATCTTGCCTTCCAGTTTGCCGATCATATAGCGGAGGCCTTCTTCGTCTTGAATAGGCATTAGACCATCCTACCTAGTTGTCTATACAGGCCGCCCCTGATCCTAGCAGGGCTGGGAGATGTTGCGTGATAATAAATTTCGGATATTTGGTCAGCATTTAGAACTCGGTCGAACATCGCCACCTCCGCACACGCGCCAGGTTTCACGGGTGTCCCCGTGGAAAAACCACACATGATGTACATGTAAGCTAGGTCCCCTCCAGGGGAATCCAACAGATAATCCCAATCCGAATCTGCGGAAAAGAGAAACTTCCCATTTATGTAAATCTTTTGACCATCTGAGATGGTCCCATCTTCAGGAACCTCGGCACTGGTGTAGGTGAGCATATTCCACTCGGTTGTGACGAAGCTGTTATAGTTGGCTGCTCCACTCCAATGCACTGCTTGGCTTGTATCTTCTGCCTTGGTTTTGATCTTGATTTCGTTTACATCTACGCCATCCACTTCTTGCTGCTTCTCCGCAATCATAAAATGCTGTTCCAGATTTGTGTTTCTGGATGAGGTCATTATGTGCTGGGTGGAAGAGGGGCTGACCATGGCAGGTATGGTCTTGAACCACATGATGATTGTGCTGTTCTTGTTCCTTCCCATTGGTAGTTCGTATGTCAACGCACTTGTCGATCCGGTCTTCAGCAATCTGGGGCCGGGAGTGTCATAGGTGTCAAAAACATTCATTCCATTGGAATCACCTCCTGAGATGGGGCCGAAATTCCCCCAGGGATGAGGCGTCTCGGCAGGCATGGCTGCGTTGAGATACCACCCCGCAGAATTGTCAGAAGATGAACCACTACTTTCATAATTAGAGTATTTTCGTCGCTCTTCTGGGAGGTGACAGTAGAACATATTGTAGACGGCCAAAATGTATACGCTATGCGCTTTATTCAGTCTCCAGTAGTAAATAGGATTCAGCCCTTGGATCACGCCGGGGTAGGTGCTACTCATCGTTGTCCTCCACCCATTCTGCCCGGTTGTATGACAGGTATGCCAAAAGTTCATCGTAGCTGACAATCGCCTCTACCAGATCATCACCGAATTTTTCCTCATAACTAGTGAAGTTTATCTGAGGTATGGGGACCACAGCTTTTGTATTCGCCAGATTGGTCTTGAAATCAGATGCTCCTCGTTGTGGGAGATCAATTAGGTGTTGCAGATGGCCCATGTGCGAATACCTAGTGGCACACCATGACATAACATCCTGGGTATTTGAGGGGATGTTTATTATGGCGAACATTAGATGAGACTCCACATTACATTAACATTAGCAGCATCATCGAAACCGCTGGTGTTGCCACCACAATCGAACGCAATTTCAATGACCTCGGCACCCTGGCAATCGAGAAGCACCGACGCAACTGCTGCGTCTGTAGCTGGGTTGGTTATTTTCACGGCTGGGTCACCGTAGATCTTGATAATGGTGGAGGCGAATACATCTGAAGTGCTTGGCTCCAGGTAATCTGAACTAGCATTCCGCGGAGCGATAGTTCCCTCTTCTACATCGAGAGAAGCTATGCTGTATGGGATATAGGTGTTACCCACCTTTTTCCATCGCCAAATTGTGGAGTTGAAACCATTCTCGTCACAGACGTAGAGTAGTTCCAAGAAGTTGGAATAGCCTACGTCGATGCAAACATTGGTTGCGGTAGTGACAGGTTTGGCTACGGAAGCCGCTGGGGTATAGGTGGCTGTAGTGGTAGTATTGGCACCTAATCCAATGGTGAACCCAGTGGGTTTGGTAACGAGTCGAGCGGACCTAGCCATGGTTATGGACTCCTAAAATTCTTTGGTGATTGTGACTAAGGCGTAGTAGAATGCGTCTGTTGGATCAGCGGTTGAACGCCCAAGTGTGCCTGTGCCTCTGTTGGCAAATGCTTGGAGTTGGATATATCTAGGTCCACCTGCTAATACTAATCTTGCAAACCCATGTGAGGAAGCTCCGGTTTGAGAATTATAGTTGTTCATCGCAACCGTAGCTTTCCCTGCAAGATTGGGGTCTTCGGAAAGAAGTTCCGAGATTAGGGTAGCCTCTGCACTTTTCATCAATTTGGTGTAACAAGAATGACCATCATAGAATGGAATGTGCCATTCGATTCTGTAGGTTCCTGCGTCCGCGAACTTCAGCACACCATCAGTAGTATCAGTCACCAGAGTCACAGAACTCAAGGAAGCATTATCCACCACGGTGTCTATCGGAACCGACATCCATGTGTCGATAGTTAGACTTTTACCATAACCAATTCCAGTAGCTTCGGTAGCGAATATTGCTATCGGTGTGTTTCTAGCCGACGCTGCCCACCGTGTGTTACCCTCATCGTAGGTGAGGGCATAACCATCAGTTGGCGTTCCCGCCAGGATATCGTTGCCTTGGATGCGATCTACCGTGAGGACCATGTTCACGTTGGCTATCCCGGTGAACGCTATTGGAGCAGCTATTGTCACATCACCAGAAGATTTGAATGTGCGGCTTGTTTCCAAAGCTGTAGAGGTGTCAGCATTTCCCGTGAGATCGCCCGTGATGTTGCCGACGAACGTGGAGGTGATGGTGGGCGTGGCGTCTGAAGATCTGATGGGGATTGTGTTCGCCGTGTCAGCCACGGCGGCCGGCAGAAGAGGCTGTAGGGTAGCGCTGCTGATCCACGTCGGCGTTGGGGTAACCCCGGTTCCTGACGATAGGATGTAGTTCTCGTTGGTGGTCGTTGGGAGTTCCCCGGTTCCGGTCGAGGCGGTCACGGAGTCATCAACGTAGTCTCTGGATTCCTGGGAAGCG